GGATAAGTTTGACACTATTTTAGATTCCACTTTAGTTCCAATATCTGAAGAAACTGAACCACCAAATCCAAAGTAAGATTCATTATCTTTTCTCATCGCTGCAATATTTTGATTTAAATTATTTATTGTGTTTTCTAATGCAGCTGAGACTTGTGAAGCTCCTCCACCAGCCATAGCACTGGCTATACCTGGCGCAGCCACAAAATCATCATTTGGACTTAAATTAAATAATCCACCCTCTCTTGTTGATACTTGTGTAACACCTTTAGCAGGAGAAAACATATCACCAACACTAACTCCAGATAACGCGCCTGTCATTTTCGCGATAGCAGCTGTTGCCAATCCAACCATTATAGGTATTCCAAATCCACCAGTTTTCAATGAACCTTGAGCTGCTGCAGAGAAGAATCCAGCTATAGCTTTAATTTTTGTCGCAATCGCTGTTTTTATAGCTTGACCTTTAATAGCAACAAGTAATCCAAGTAACGCTGGGCCCATTCCAATAAATTTATCTATCCCTCCAATCAACATACCAAATGCACCAACAACAAAATTTAATGTCGGGCCAAAGGATTCAGCTAATGTAATACCAAGATTTTGAAAACTAGCGATTAAACTAGCTATCGCTGTCATTGTTTGCTCTGGTATTTCAATTTTACTTGTCGCATCACTTATCGCGCCTGCTAAAGTTTTTTGTTCTTTTGATGCAGAAACTACTTTTTGTAATTCTGATGCTTCTAATCCAACAGCATCAGCTAAAGCTTTTCTTTCCAATGCATTCAATTTATTAAATTCAGCTTCACTTCCAACTTGTTTAACCACTTCTTCCATAGCACCTTTGACATCATTATTAAGTGCTAATTCTCTAGCTTTTTGTAAATTCAATTGTCTACCAATCATCACAGAAGCTGTTATTTCAGCATTTAATGATTCTTGGAAGTTCAACAATCCATCAGCTACTTTTGCAACACTATCTAATCCTAAACCAAGTTTTCTAGCTTGAACAGCTGCTTCTAAAATATTCTTTCCACCATCAGCAGAGAATTTAGCAAATAATTCAGTGTTAGCTGCGACATCTTTTAATACTTGGTCGGGTGCAACATTGTTAGCTTTAGCTAATTGTCTTGTTGATAATAATAAATTTTCTGCTTGAGCACCTGTTAATCCTTGTGTTTGTGTAAATAAACCAACTAATTTTGTACTTTCCTCTACCGACATACCAGTTGTTTTTGCTATTCTAGCAACACTTCTGGATAATTCATCAGCTTCATCAAATGCAACTCCAAAGTTATTTGCTAATTCTGATATTGCTTTGTTTGAATCTTCAGCAGTCATACCAAGTTTTATAAATTCTGTTTGTGATTTTACAAGGTCTTGTCTAAAATCCGTTACACCCATAGCACCGAATTGTCCAGCTATAGCTTCTTGAGTTTTACCAAATTGTAATAATGCAGCTACAGCTGCAGTTATCGGATTGGTTATAAAATTTTTAATCGTGCTACCCATTCCACCCATCAATGAATCTGTGGTAGATACCGTATTTTCAATTCCTTTGTTTACTTTTAATCTTTTTGCTTCAGCGTCTAAAGTGGCTTTATAACCTCGTAAATTCTTTTTAATACTTTCATCTGTTGTTTTAGCTATTTCGTCATCTAATTCTAATTGAGTTTGTTTAATACCTGTTAAATCATATGCACCACTGGTTATATCAGAGGAAATATCTTTTAATTTTTCTTCTAAACCATTAAATTCTTTACCACCAGCAATTAAATCTTTTGTATTCTGTACTTGTTTGCTTAAAGAGTCAAGAACATTTTTTTGTAAACCCAAACCATCTTTACCACTTATATTAGCTAATCTTTGTTTCTTCCCTATATCTGTAAGGGTTTTACTTATATCTTTGTATCCTTGTTTGGACTTATTTGTTTGAAGCTCTGTTAATTTATTTATGGTTTCTTGATTTTTTATAAACTCTTTTTGTTCATTTGTACCAAGTCTACCATTTTTAATAGCTTGTTCTTGCAGCTTATTATATGCCTCTAAAGCTTTATTTAATTGTTTTTGTTCTTGTGTGCTTAAAGCCATCTTAATTACCTACTTTAATACCTTGTTTTATCATGTCCGCTCTAAGCTCAGCAGCAAGTTTGTTAGCTTTGTCTATGTCTTTGTAGAATCCTTTAAGTAACTTTTGAATTTTTGGATTTTTTAAGGCTTGTTTTTCTTTTGAAGAAATACTTTTTGATTTTAATTTATTTAATCCAACTAAAAACTTAAACGCATCAAGTAATTTGTTTTCTAACAAAACATTTTTATGATTCATATATGATTTTTTCTTTGACACAATACTCTCCTATTTAGATGTATCTATTCATATATAAATATCAAATTTGTTAAAAATTATCTTTTAAATCTTGAATTTGAAGACTTGATTTTTTGGTTAGATTTTTTAACTTCCTCGTTTTCTTTTTTACGAGTATCAAGAAGTTTTTGATAATAGAAATTTCTTAAATATACGGGCATTTCATATAAATCAGAGTGATTAAATCCCTCTCCATAATACATTAATTGAAATATTTGTTCGTGAAGTTTTAGTTTATCTTCAGGAATTAGGCCAAAAAAACCCAACCGTCATCGGTATATCTACCTTGACGGACTCACCTCCTAAATCTACTTCTTGTTCCATTATAATATCTGGAGCTACTTTTCTAATTTCTTCTCTTAAATACATTGAATCTCTTGATAAAATGTTTTGAGATATTGTATTGATAGCTGATTGAGAATTATCACCATCAACCTCTTTGATTAAATATCTTAATCTTGTGGTTAATTCAGGAGCAACAGCACCAACTTTTTTAGATGCATTTAATTCTTCCTCAATTAATCTCTCATCTTTACCTGAAAGTAAACTGAATTTTATTTTTGTTTTAGATATTGGAAGTTCTACTTCAAATGAATTTTCTGTAATACCGCTTGGTAATTTTTTAAATGGACATTCAGCTAAATTAAATGTATGAGTTGATACATCTCCTGTTGTTGGGTGATTTACTTGACAAGTATATTCTGGCCCATATGCTAATATTCTAGCTGCTACCATTACGGCGTTTTTATCACCTAACACTAAATCATCTGCTTTCACACCCTCTGTTAATATCAATGAATCCAATAATTTATCAACCACTAAACCTTTTTTGATAAGATTTTGTGATGTCAATATATCTTCTTCTTTAGCTGTCATATATTTTATTTCTATTTTACCCTCAGATAATGGTGAATCTTTTGGATACAATCTACCTTCACTTGGTAAATCAATTACTTCACTTGGGAATTTGTTCTCTGACATTTTATACCTCCAATGCTCTTCTGAACCAACCTAACCAAAATTTCTCTTGATTTGGTTTATCTATAACTATGTTTGCAAATCTTAAAACTCTGTATGCTCTTACTCTATCTAATGATATTTTTTGTATAGCATTTAATGTAGCTGGTCCTAATCCACCATCTACTTCAATTTTGTTTCTGTTTTTAGAATTAGCAGCTTGTTGTAAAACCTTAACAGCTCCTCTTCTACCAAAATTAACACACATATCAAAGTAAATATGTCTTAATTGTGGGGGAACTTCATCACACTTACCTCGTCTCCAATAGTCTGTATGATAGATTTTTTTAGCTTGTTCTTTGGTAAGATTTTTAATGTCCACATCAGGATACCATCTTTTAGCGATTCCATACTTGGTTTCACCACCAGCATCATCAGGGTCATTCACATAACCACCTTCGTGTTCTAAAACTATTTCTATTATTTCTTCAAAAGTTGTTTTCATATTAACATCTCCATATATAAATATATATAAAATAAAAAAACCCTTGATTTTTATTTCAAGGGTTCTTTCATATATTAGTTCAAGTATTTATTAGAATTTAAGGACAGCGTAATCATATCTTAATGTTAAAGTGATTTCAACAGGGTCTGAAGTATCAAACGCTAAATCACCAAAATTAGCACTTTGGATATAAGCACCTTTTAGTTCCCATTCTTCAACTACATCACCAACAGGCCCTAAAACATTAAAAGTTATATTTTTCTTATAAAAATCAGAATATCCATCTCTACCAGTAACTGATTCGTGGTGTAATCTAATCCACTCAATTACTTGTTGAGCAGCTGATGGAACAACTGGGTCATATAAAGTAATATCCAAAGGTTGCCATCTTGACTTACCTTTAACATATCTTGTTACATTCATATGTTCTAATACTACTTCATCAGAGTCAATCTGTGGACGGTTCATAGCTTTAATTAAATAAGCATTGATTCCGTCAATTTGCATAATAAATCTATTTTTGAGCTTTGGCTCAAAGGGGGTAAACATTATATCTTGTGGTTCTAATAATTCAGCCATTGAATTTCTCCTATTAAATACTTAAACCTTTACTTTCATATATAAATATTAAAAAATATAAAAAAAAGGGATTTATAATTAAATAAATCCCTTTAATTTAGTTATTTTTACTAACTATTACTCTGGAAAAGAAGCACCTGTAGGTTGTATTGTAAAGTCTAATACAACAAACTCAGCAGTTCTTGTTGGTTGTAAGAATAATTGTCCGACTAATTGATTTCTATCAATTGTATCTGGTGTATTATTCGTTTCATCCATCACTACTCTAAATGCACTTAAACCACTTTGAGCTTGTACATTTTC